ATGTTGCTTCATCCAATGTTTTACCCTTGACCCAGTCTGTGACAAGACTTGAAGAAGCAATTGCCGACCCACACCCATATGTTTTAAATTTGGCATCTGTTATAATTCCTGTTTCTTTATTTACTTTAATTTGTAATTTCATTACATCACCGCATGCAGGTGCGCCAACCATACCAGTACCAATACCAGTATCACTCTTATCAAAAGATCCGACATTCCTGGGATTTTCATAGTGGTCAATAACTTGTGCGCTATAAGCCATATATTAATCCTTTTTGAACATAGTCAAAATCTTTGCTTGTATATTCTTTGCAAACTGAGGCTGCGGGAAATTCCAACCAATAAATGCACCTAGTGCTAACCAAAATAACGTTTCTAACATAATATATTCTCCTTGTATGTTATTGTATTTAGTCGTTAGGATCATCTATTACAATCCAACCTAATTTTAACAAATCTTCTCGTATTTCAACTGTTACAACACTTTCTGGAACAAACTTCTTACATTGTATGTAATATTCTTGTTGTTCTTTAGTTAATGCTTGATATTCATCATCATCTAGTATCTTAGTATCTCTGATACCAGAGCAATACCAATCAATGTAGTCACCCTTCTCTTGCATATCAGCAACAATACCACCAGCATGTCTCCAACTACAACTCCACTTTTTCTCAGTTAGTATGGGCCATACATCATTTTTAGTAAAATCATTGTTACACATGGAAGCATAAAGATGTTGAGCATAAACATCATCAGCCTTAGTTTTATCAATTATCCATTGAGTACTACGTAAGTCATACTCCATGTTGTCTTTTTGCCACTCAGGATCTACTATGTTGGCTTCATCTTGTTCTTTGGCTGTTTTCCACATGTTAATGTAAGTTTCAGGAAGTTCTTTACCATCTTCTTCTGCACGTTTCTTTGCACCTTCAAGTTGGAATGTATGACGGTTTGGACTACTACTTATCATCTTCTACCTCTATCCAAGTGTGATCGCCTAACCATTTAACTCTACAAATATATTCGTACTGTTCAGGGGCAGTACCCGACCAATCATTGGGTCCATGAATACTTAATCTAGTAAACTGTTTCAATGTATCAAACAACAACCAATAGATATTACCATTTGCCAATTGAAAATCGTATTTTGCGGCATGAATCATATCAGTCAAATCTAATCTATGTTTAATCTGTTCTGCTTGTTTCTGTAATACAGTTACTAGTTCCATGATTCTATCATATTCTTGTTTAGCATGTAGTCTAGCAACATTAAGCATAATATCTTTATGCTTCTCTACAGGAACTAAATCAAACTTGGGTCCACTACTTTCTGTGGGATAAGGTGTTACATTACGATTAAAGAAATGTATCAATGATCCACTAGTGGTGGAATCATAACTGCTAACACCATTTGCTGAATTTGGTTTGTCTGACATTAGATATTATATATCATTTTCTGATTTAACTGTAATCTTTTGGGTAGGCTTTTTAGCCTTACTATAGAATATGTGATTGCCAATCTTTGCTACTTGTTTATAAGGCCATAATGGATCTACACTTAAATTGTGAAAAAATAATGTTGATTTTGGCACTACATCAGTATACGCATCATGTGCTAGTACATCATATGCTACCTGTTCTGCTTGTTTATATCTTGCGCTGTTTTTATTGGGATCATTTTTCCCCTCACATACCCAACTAAACTGACATAGTTTTACCTTTTGCATTTCATCGTCTATAATTTTATCTACATATGATGCTTGATATATTACAGCGCAGGGATCTTTGCCAAATCCATGTGCTATTCTATTCATTACCACACGTGCTACTGCCGCTTGCCCATTTAATGATTCACCACCTGCTTCATAAAATATATTCTTGGCCATACATGTTAATTGCTTTGGATCTACCGTTTTTGCAACTTTGGGTTCTTCTACAGGTTTAGGTTCTGTTGATGTTGTCAATTGGTCAAACGTTAGAACCACTGTTATAAGTATTAATACTATTAAAATTTTAATAGGTTGGATTAAATTCATAATTTATCCTTTCTGCTTATTTCTAAGCTATGAAATTTAGATGTTATCCCAGCAGTCGCAATTGCAACGAATTACTTCGTCTATTGCTTCTGGTACGGAATATGTTGCAGGTAACAGTATATCAGATGCATATATTACTGATAACTGAGGTGGTATTAGATTACGATACCTTGATCCTGCAAAACTGCCCGGCTCAACTGCTTCGCCGGTGTCTATTGCTACACCGTCACTATAATAACGGTCATCAACTGGATCATAATATCCTAGAGGAGTAGGTGATCCAATTTCGGTTGCTAATGTTGCTGGAATACTACCACCCAACGTTCCATTAGCTATTAACTCTGACTCTTGTTGTTTAGTTAATTTGTTATCTATGTTGTTGTCTACTGGTATACCCGCTTCTTGCAATCTAGCTTGATTGCGAGATTCACGTAACATTGCTACCAGACTTTGTCCGCCCACTGTATTGTAATTAGCAATAGCTTCTAATGTTTGTGAATACATATGTGGCTGTGTAAATGTAGCATAACGAGGTATAGTATCTACGAAAGCATACTGTGTTGCAGGAAATGTTGCTATTGTTGGTTCTCTTAAGTTATCCGGAGAACTATTGGGTACTCTAATTGACATACCTGTAAAAATTGCACGTTGTTCAGTTGACAGTATTGTTCCAGTTAACTCCCAATTAGTAATTAATCGTTGTGCAGTTGCTGGATTATTATTTTTAATTGATAGTATCTCTGCATTGGCAGCATCAATGTAACCTTGAACAATCGTATTATCAAAACTTGAACCGCCCGGGGGATATGCAATTGATATCGTAGGAACGGATGAAGTTGTTCCAGCTGTAAAGTTCAATGCAGTAACTTTACCAAAATTTGTAATGTCAGTGTCATCGGTTCCTATAGTAGCAGTAACAGTAGCGCCGTTAACTGTAACTACAGGTGCGGCTGCCCCCTCACGTCCATATCCACCACCTGGATCAGTAAGTGTTACACCTGTAGTAGTGTATGTGCTTATACCATCATATGTATATTGTATTGATGCGGTAGCACGTTCCCATGTTACTGCTAGATATAATTGCTTATAAATGTTAAGTAGTGTACTTGTTTGTAAATTCTTTGTTAGTCCGTCAATATCTATACCAAGATAAGGTAATCCACTCATACATCCTAAGAAATTACTCATAGTATATGTACCATACGGACCATTACCCAATGCAATTAATGCTAATCCTTGACTTGCTAGTGTAGTATCAGTTGGAACATTAGTGCCATTAACGTTCAAATTTTTAATTGTTTCTAAACTATTAACTACTTGTGCAAACTTTTCAATTGGTACACTAGAAATGTTTTTAATCTGTTGCATTGACACACTAAAGCAACCGGCAGCTTTAGCAATATCAGGTGGTAATATACCATCTAAATATGCACCAAACCCTTGTGGTATAGCTTGTATTGTTAATATATTAGATTGAGTACCTTCAGGCGTAATCTGTTCTGTACTAGATTGAGCAACATTTGTATTAGGACTAGTAGTTTCATATGCATTACTAGCAGGAGCATCCATATCATTGCGCTCTGATACTACTCTAAGATTTTGAAAGAAGCCAGCCATTATAATTAACTCCCTATACCGGTAGCTGATGTACCACCTAAAGCACGACCAACTGATTGACTAGTTGCTGTAGGTGATCTTAACTGACTATTCAACCCATCATTCACGTATATAGGATAATATATTTTACTATTAGCTGGTCCACCTACTGTATTATAAACCGGAACTGTTAATGATGCATAACTATTAGGGAACAACTTTATTGGACTTAATAAATCAGCTAATGATTCTAAACCAGCTGTCTTGCAATTCAATGATACTAACACATCTTTCAAATCTTGTCCTAATATAATACCAAATGCCCCGTATATTTTACGTTCTTGTTCTTTGGTTACTGATGATATATTACCCAGCATTTGTTCTAACTCTGTTACAGTAATGTTACTTGCAATTAATGCAAGACTTACTGAAGAAGTAATACAATTGTTTTTCTGTAATGTAGATAACAAGTTACTAGGTAAACCAAATGTTGCAATAGTTTGTAAATTTATCGCTTTGCCACTAGCAAGTAAATCTTGTCCAAATACAGTAGTTGCTACACTTACACCGGCAATATCACCTGTTATTAAATCGTTCATATTACTATATGTACCATCTAAAAATTCTTGTGAGTTATTTACTGCTAATATAGCATCATTACTAGATTCAATAAAACTATAAGATGACATAAAGCCTGATAAAAAGTCTTTGTATGCTCCACTATCGGCTGATAGTCCACTATTGTAATTAAATTCATTATATCCTTGTAATGCAAACAATCTTACATAACCCCAACGTGTTACTTCATTTGTATATGTATAGTTACTGGCCCAGTTAGGATATCCAGTCCAATCAAATGTTGATGGTGGACTATTACCTAATGCAGGAATACTACTTGCCCCAATAGATATTAAATTATTATAGGTTGTACTATTAACTTGTCCTCTACCGTACGCATCATTAATTGAATATGTAAGTAATCTTAAACAAGTTTCATTAACAATTTTACCTAATTGAGTAGCAGATGTTACACTGGTACTAGAGCCTGTAAAGGTTATCATAATAGGATTAATATTAAATCCAATATTTTGTAATAGTGAACTTAATGTATTAACACCTAACGGGCTTTGTTTTCCTGTATCGCTCATGGAACAAAAACGTCAGGACTACCTTGTACGATACTATGACCGCAACTGTTTCCTGACCCTACTCTGAGTACTGGCACACCTTCACAAAACACAGTTGGACTACCATCTGTAGTTGTTGCCGCTTTATGAGGTGGATGGGGTTTTCTAGCCCAAGGAGCGTGTGGGGTAATCTGACTAACATGTAGCCCTACTTTAATTCCATTAGCAAATACAGTATCGGCACCACGCATTATTGCGCCACCTTCTTGATTTGTATCACCTACACGACTTAGTTTTGCCATTTTATCCCAATACAATTTTTTTACTAGGTACCTTAATGCCAGTTGTTGCTTCTAGGTACTTGTCTTTGATGTTATCATCTGTCTCTGCATACATTGCAACACTAGTAGTATTTAGCTTAAATTCACCCTTCGGATTTGCGGTAAAGATACTTGGAATCATTTGCATACCCTGTTGACTTGGTGCAATAGATACTGGTTCTTCAATCTGAATAAACTCACTACCTGCTTGAATTACTTTTGCAATTAATTCCTCGCCGGAATTAAGCTTAAATGTGTACACTGTGTTTGGTTGTATTGATATTTGCATTACGCTGCCTTTGTTAAAAATTGTTTAAGTTCATTGAATCCACCGATTAATTGTCCATCAATTATAATCTGTGGTACTGTTCTAGCTGATGGAATTTCTTCTAATAGTTCTTCTTTTGTATATCCGTCTCCGATTTTCTTTTCTTCAAACGGTATCTCTCGTTGACCCAACAATGCTTTTGCTTGATCGCAGTAGGGACAATGGTACTTTGACCAAATAATTGCCTTCATTTTATTCTCCTTAAATATTTGGTAAGTCATCATAGTCTAATGATTCACTCATTACTCCTATAACGTAGTTTGTTGATTCAGTTTCCTGCAATGCAGATTGTTTCTTACTTGTGTCACTATGTTTATTGAACCAAGGAATAGGTGTACTCTTTGGCGATGGACTATTATATCGTATGCCAATTTCTTTTAATGCACCTACGGCCGTATAATCTACAAAGTCTTTTAATACTGTTGCATTTAATCCAATAACAGGGCCCATCTTAAATAGATAATCAGCCCAGTCTTTTTCTTCTTTAATAACATCTAGGTATAGTTGATAGACTTCAACTTCGGATTCTGATTTAACTTGTGCAAAACGACTATCTTCTTTTACAACTTGATTAATAAGGTAAGCAGTCCAGCCTTTATGTAACAATTCATCTTGGAGAATTAAACTGATAATGTTACCATTACCAATAAAGATTTTGTTCTCAACCATTGCTAAACTAGTAGCAAATGATACCATAAATCTAAATGCTTCCAATGCGTAACTAGCATGTAATGCCATGTAAATTGCTTTGATGTGTTCTTTCTCGTTTACATCTTGCCCTAACTCTTTGCGACAGTTAACTTTATGTAGTTCATCATAGTAAAGACCCACACTACTTGCCATGTCAACAATCTCTTTTGTATCATGTATTGTATTGAATACATCTTTGGGTACATTATATATGTTACGAATGATGTGACTGTATGACCTACTATGAATATTTGATTCAAAAAATCCCCAATTAAACATCAATGCTTCTAGTTCAGGTAAGGATACTACCGGAGTAAACACTTGAGTTGGACCTCTACCCTGTAAACTATCTAGTGCTGTTTGACGTAACAGATTACTAGTAAAGATATGTTTAACCGCATCTGATGCATCTTTGAAATCATTGGCATCTTTGGTTAATGAAATCTCTTCTGGAACCCAGAAGAAACCACGTGCCGTTGTTTCAAAGTCTGCAATCTTTTTATATTTCACCTCCTCAAACCTTTGAATGGTTACGGGACCTTCCGG